GGTTGTATTGCTGGTCTGGTTATGTGGGCTGGATGTAAGATTAATAGCGGATTAGGCCTAGATCCTAGTGGTCCGAGTGTGAGTGAACTTATGAGGAGTTTCGAGGTTGTCGGCCTTAAAAATTTTTTGAAAGGTGATTTTGGCGAATGGGATGGTAGTTTTTCGCCCAAATATATCTTTAGTTCCCACATTGTTTTGATTTCCGCTTTTGAACCACTTGTAGGTGATGTTAAGTATCATGTCGTAATGGTTGCTATTGCAGAGAGTGCTTCAAATAGGATTCATATCTTTGGCGTTTTGGTTTACCGTGTGACGAATGGTATGCCTTCTGGTTTTTGGATGACCTCTGTTATAAATACTATTGGACATGATGATGAGCTATGACAATTGGAGTGAGTTAACTGCTCACTTGCCTGGTGATGTTTGGCAGCCTGCTGTGAAAGATGAGCATGTTGTGGAGAACTTCACAGGTGATGACAATGGTGGAGTCGTGGATGACGACTATAAACACATCTATAATGATATAACAATTTCGGAAGTTTTTTCGAAGTATGGTATGAACTACACACCTCCTGAAAAACAAGGAGTTCAAGCGATTGGTGTTTGTAGTTTGGAGGATTTTGTCTATCTGAAGAGCAATTTTGTGAGAGATGATCGGTTTGGTGATTGTTGGCGAATGGCTTTAAAAGATGAAGTTCTCAGGGAGATGTTGAATTGGGTGACTGATTCAGGAGACCCCTGGGATTTATTGATGATGACAATTGATGATAGTATGCGAGGCATGTTTGCTCATGGTAAAGTGCGCTTTGATGATCATAAGAATGCGATTAATCGTGTTCTACGTGGTATTGGGAAGCCACCTTTAACTCATGATTATGATGTCTTGTTGAGGGATTTTTATCGAAAACACGGTAAGAATATTGCTTGAAAATGGATTTTGACCAGGCTTTTACTATGGTGGTAACGGTTTCTCGTTTTCTTCTGTTTCCTTTTCTTTTGGTTATGGTATTCTTTTAATCGGGTTTATTATGCAAA